ACACCTTCAGCTGCGTCACAGCAGGTATTGATGGAAACCAATCTGGTGGATGGAGGAGTATAATCTGTCACTTAAATTTTTATATGAGCTATTTTTCGAGAAGCAGCAGTCAGCTTCATAAAAGGGCATTAGCCCTTTTATGAAAGTGACATTTTTTCAAATAAATTTCTGGAATAGAAACTTACTAGACAAGAGATTTGTCAAAAATCAAGTAAAATCAATACTTTTAGAAGTGGTTAGGAGTGGGTAAAAGCAGGGAAATGTAGGTAACTCGTACATTATTCCTGCACCATTCCTATATCTATATTCCTACACTTTGTTAAGCGTCCGAACCCTTTTCTGGCTCAGAGATGTCGTTTCTTCGGCTCTTTTCGCTGTTGTGGACTACGCTGACTATGCGCACTACGGCAGCGCTTCGGGCTCTTATGGGGTTCGTCCGGTCTACAAGCTATTTTATTTTTTCAATCTCTTCTCGCAACCAATCAAATTCTCTAGCCGTATAGACCTTTTCCGTAATATCCGTGATCTTATGTCCCACCATATATTTGATGGCGTACTCATCCACGCCATATTTTTTTGCCATCGTGACGAAATGTTTTCTGCCATCGTGCGGACGGTGTTCAGGGTTTAGATTAAGCTCGTCACGAATGCGGCTAAATACTCTTTGATAGCGGTTATAGGTAAGCTTGATATTTTTCTGTCGGCTATCTGGATCGACATAGTTAAAAAGATATTTGCTTCCTAGCTTTTCGGCTTCTCTATATTTTCGTTCCACAAGGGATTGAATTCTGGGATGGATAGGTACGGTTCGGTCTTCGCCGGCTTCTGTTTTCATGCCACCAGTAAAGATCCATTTCGATAAATCAACATTGCTCAGTTCAATCAATCCCAATTCCTGTGGTCTCCAACCAGAATAACATTGAATCAGAAGAACATCAACACAATATTTATCATCAACATGTTCCCAAAGTAACTTCATTTCATCGTCGGAGAATGGAATGTGTTCCTTCTTGACGGTCTGAATTTCTTTGATGGTTTCATCAGTCAAGGTAAAAGTTCGAGCGTAATTCTGTTTGACAATTTCATATTCCAAAGCATAATCCAGCATCAGATTGAATAGAGACTTGATTTTGTTCTTCATGGAAGCGCTCGGTTTCTGCTCTTTTCCCTTTACGATGGCGACGCCCTCATCCATACAGCCTTTCACATGGCGAGCTCGGATATCCATAACTCGCATATCATAGACAGACGAACAATACGCCCATGCAGAGTCTACGGCTCTTGCACTGGAATCATTCTTCAAAGTCTTGAAATATTCTTCGGTCCACTTTTCATACAGTTCTTTTGCTGTGATAGCGGGTTCCAAATCATATGGATTCTTATTGTACTCTGCCAAGGCTGCATACGCATCGTTATAGGTTGGAAAATAAGATTCCGGCTTTAGTGGCTTGCAGATCGGCTTTCCCTCTGGCGTTTTTCCAACTGTAACCATGGCCCGAAAAGGGTTTCTTAGATTCCGGTTCTTAATTTCACTGATCTGTCCAAACCCATTAGGGAGCCGTCTCCGTTTGTTATTTTTACTTCGAGGCTTCCTAGGTCTGACATCTGGCTGCATGGGATAACCACAATGGGGGCAGAATGTCGCCTTGTCGCTTACCTGCAACTCACATTCAGGGCATTTTATCAACATGCTTCATACCTCCTCAATACCTTTGTAAAACGAGATTTTCCGCGTGGCAAGGTTGATTTATCATCAGTAATCATATATGATGGTGTAGGAATTGTCAACTCCTACACTAAACTTTTTAAAAGGATGGGTATATGGTTAGTGATGAAAAATTAACCTGTCGGAACTGCGGGGCAAGGGTGAAACGGTATGATAACGTGTCGAGAATTGTGCGAACAAAAGGAAGAAAAACATCATGGGTAAAGGTGGAACGGTTTCGTTGCCCTGTTTGCGGACAGATACATAGGGAATTGCCGGATTATATTTTTCCATACAAACAGTACGAAGCCGAGGTAATTCGTGGCGTTCTGGAAGGATTTATTACTTGCGAAACATATGGATATGAGGATTACCCTTGTGAAATGACGATGATTCGATGGAGGAATTCGCAGGAATTACAACTCCTTTTGTGAAAGATAAAACGAAAGGAGATTCATAATGTCAAAAGAGGAAAAGCACTTACAGACTAAAATTCGAATATTTGAGGATATGCTTTTACGATGTAAGAATTTTGGTCAAGCAGAAGCGATTCAAATCGAATTGACAAGAATGAGAGCAAAATTACAAAAATTATATTTCAAGAAAATGGAGTCCTAACAAGGGCTCTTTCTTTTTGTCGTTTTGCCACTGAGGTTGTTTTAACAAATTGCGGTTCCTATCCTAGAATAGCCGTTGAAAGGAGGTAACAGCCAATGGAAGAAATGATATTTGCACCAGGCTCCGTTCCGGTAGCGGTCGTCGCCAGAGTATACGGGAAAGATGCTTCCTGGGTTCGAGCCGGTATTATATCCGGATGGCTTCCCATTGGAAAAGCGACTAGAAACGGAAAGTTGATTACCAATATCGAAGAGATGAATTCGAAGTACGGACGCATCAACTTTTATATTTCTCCAAAGCGGCTCTGGGAAGAAACCGGATATTTATGGAAAGGAGAGAAACGTTAATATGGCAACAACGATTCGTCCAGAATTATCCGAGAAAAACCCATATTGGATTGAGCGTCACCGGTACTATGAATTGAAGCATTTCTGCCTACAGTATCCGATATGGAAGAAAGCATATGCCGCTCTGGATGGGCTTAGCCGCCGGCCTGCTGATATGGAGATATTCTCAAGAAACAGAACGACTGGCGATCCGACAGCTCGATGTGCAGAAGCTCGATCTTACTATTTGGATCGTATGAAAACGGTCGAGCAAACGGCGATTGCAACAGATGCGGAATTATCCAATTATATTTTAAAAGGCGTAACCGAAGGATGGTCTTATGACATCTTGAAAGCTAGATTAAATATCCCATGCTGCAAGGATGTTTACTACAACTTGTACAGACGGTTCTTCTGGTTACTGAATAAAGCGAGGGATTGAAATGAAGATTGTAGACATAGCAGTCAAGAAAGTCTATCGTTTCAACTGTCCGAATTGTCAGAGCCGATTGGAGGCGGACAGCAAAGAGGTGGTAGACATCGGAGGAAAGGTGTGTAAATTCCATTGTCCTGTATGTCGAAAAGAGCGGTATATTGCCTGGTCCGACATGAGAAAGAAAATTGTGTATGAGGGCGAGGGAACGCAGAAATAACATCTTTAAAGACTGAGCCAGCAATGGCTCTTTCTTTTTTATCCTAGGATAAAACACAGTACCAAGGTATCCGAAAGACATGCTATGTTGATATGTGAAAAAATCCCGGGTAGGAAATTTGGAAAAATGTTTTGGAAAGGCAGGATTGAATATGGAGCTCATTCTTTGCATGATTATTGGCATCATTATTGGGATTGTCTTCGGACGACAGGTATTCCGAAGGGATGTCGTTGGTTCGCTGCGGGTCGATCAATCCGATCCAGACAGCGGACCTTATTTGTTTTTGGAACTGTCCCATAAGGGAGCGGATGCGATATATAAGAAAAGATATGTGGTCTTGAAAGTCAACATCAAAAATTATATTTCGCATGAATAACAAGTCCTTTTATGGAACAGTTAATGAATTCACGAAAGGAGAACTAAAATGGGTGAAAACATCAAAGAATTGCTGAACGAGGAGATAGCAGCGGAGATTCAGGCGATATCTTCTCTGGATTCGGGTAGCGAAGAGAAATCAAAGGCTATAGAGGATCTGGCAAAGCTGTACCGTTTGAGAATCGAGGAAACCAAAAGTGAGCTGGACGCGGAGGATAAGCGAAGCCGGCGTACGTTGGAAAGTGAAGCGAGTGTCCGGGAAAACGAGATTAAGAAATCTCAGTTGGACGAGCAGATCAAGGCCGATGTGCAGGATGAGCAATATAAGCGCTCTCAGCTTGACGAACAGGTGAAAGATCGATATTTCAGACTGGGTATTGCAGCGGCAGAGCTTCTCATACCGTTGATGTTCTACGGTATCTGGATGCGGAAAGGATTTAAGTTTGAGGAAACCGGAACTTATACCTCGACAACATTCAGAGGATTGTTCAATCGTTTTAGACCGACAAAGAAATAATTAACCGGTAAGAAATGAGGAGGGCGTGATATACACATGTCCTCTTCGTTTTTGCGTGATTTTTACAGACGCTATTATGGAAAGGAGATGCGTCAAAGAGCTCTTTGTCTCTTGACCGTACACCGGAAGAAACCGTACAATAATAGCGGTTCTTTCGAAAAACGAAAGGAGATAATATTTATGAGCCACAAAATTATCAAACCAGAAGGTATTGAATTGATTGAGTACCTGAATAACGGATATGCGATTTGCAATCGGTGTGGAGCCGTTATGAGGCAAGCAGAAGATCCGAAGACTGGATGCGGAGTTTATATCTGTCCATCGTGTGGATTAAAGGTGGACGAAGAAGATTACGAGTATGAGTCCGATGAAGAAGTAGAATGGACGGAAGAAATGCTCGATATGGAACAAGGAGATATTCCGCCAGCCGGATGCAGAGCCTGCGGAGGACCATACCCATATTGCAAAACGTCATGTAAGCTATTTGATGACTAAAAATATTATTGAGAGAAGGTCTATGCTTTGGCATAGGCTTTTTCTTTTTGGAGAATAAATGATGCGATACCATTATGAAAAACCGGACATCTATTTATCGATGTATGGAAAAGTATATTTTTGCGATCATCCAGTCTATCATTGCTGCACTCTGTTCCAAATCGGGGAAAAGGGACTGGCAGTTATCCAACAACGATTTGATGAGAAAACGAAGAGCACCTGGTGGGGAGAAGTGGACCCATGGATTACGGATGATTTATATTTGCATCCGCATTTTAAAGAATACTTTGATATACGTTCTGGGATGGCTACGGACGGGCTTTATCCGACTGTGACGGTTCGCCAGATTATGTGGGCTTTAAAAATGAAGCCAATTAAGAGAGAACGTTGGGAAACTGTCTTTGACAGACGGGATATTTAATGCGCAAATATCACAGCTCCTTTTATGGAAAACTGATTAAAAGCGAAGGAGTTTAAAGGTGATGGACGAAATGAAAATCAGCTCAAAATTTACACGAATGTTGCTTTCGAAATTAGCAAAAGGGGTATTACATAAAAAGCTTGGATATAGCGTAGATATCCAGCTAAACGAGTTGAATGCTTCGATTTCAGATGAGAAAGCACATGTGCATGTAAGTATTGATGCGGATATGAGTAAAGAAGAACTCATGAAAATTCTGAAGAAGATCGGTTTGAATTAAAAGGATTGAGCCAGCAATGGCTCTTTCTTTTTACTTCGCAAAATTTACAATTCCTATTATGGAGAAACAGTTAGCTTATTGGTAGAGCGCCACATTTCTGTGGAGGTAATCAGTTCGAATCTGATACTGGTTCTCTTTTATTTTTATCAATCAGGAAAGGGGGATTTTAAGGAGGTGATCAGAAACTTGAGCTTGGACGAATTGGAGTTGATTCTGTGCGATATGTATGAAATGGACGAATGGTTGCCAAATCCGGTGTTTGACAAGAACGGGTTTGCAAAGACGAGCAATACCTTATGGGCGATTGGAGAATTTCGAAATTATGTAGCCAATCATATTTACCCCCAAACCAAAACGTCTATAAAAAATCTGGAAGCAATGGCACGATCGTTTACAGAGAAAATGGAAGACTTTGCTTCTATGAATCAACAGAACAGTTCTATATTTACTGCCGCTAAGATAGTCGGCGAAAACATTCAAGACCTATTATATGCCATGGAATAGAATAAAACGAAAGGAGAACATCATGCAAAAAGTTAAAATCCCAAAAAGAGTTGGACGCCAATTGTATCGCTCCTCTCCAACAATTTTAACAGTAGTAGCTTCTGTTGGAGTTATCGTAACGACCATTACTGCCGTTCGAGCAACTCCCAAAGCAATAAAACTGCTGAAAGAAGCGGAGGCGGAGAAGGGTGAAAATCTAACCAAAGTGGAAATTATCCGAGTGGCTGGACCGTCTTATATTCCTTCTACGTTACTTGGAATTTCAACCATTGTCTGCATATTTGGAGCAAACGCGTTGAATCAAAAGAAACAGACTTCCTTGATGAGTGCATACGCCATGCTTAATGAATCCTATAAGCAATATCGGAAGTCAGCCAAAATTGTTTATGGGGAAGATGCGGATGGCAAAATCCATGCGGAAATGGCGAAAGATGCAATGGTGCATACATACGATTGGGGCTATCAGGTCTATAACATGGATATGGATTCGGAAAGTGAGCGGCTACTTTTCTATGATCTTGCCTCGAAGAAGTATTTCAGAACCACAATGGCGGCGGTGCTAAATGCTCAATATCACGTAAACCGGAATCTCGCTGTCGGGGGTGACTGTTCGTTAAACGAATATCTATCATTCCTTGGAGTTGAAGGTATAGACGGAGGCGATGATCTTGGTTGGGATATTTCCTATATGGTGGAAGAAATGGATTGCTATTGGTTGGATTTTGATAATTATAAATCAACGTTAGAAGATGGACTGGAGTGCATCATTATCGACACGATGGCAGTCAACAAATTTGAATGATTCGCAAAAATTACAGGCTGTATTATGAAAAGGAGGCTAATGCTTTATGAAGAACAAAAATTTTATCAAGGCCATTGGTATTGCAGTTACGGTGATCGGATTTGGAGTAAGTATCCTTACCGATTGGGTAAACGAAAAGAAAATGGATGAAAAAATTGAGGAAAAGGTTAATGAGGCACTTGCCAAAAGAGACGATGAAAACGAAGAGGAGTCCTAACAAGGGCTCTTTCTTTTTAGTTTGGAGCAAGTGCTGATGAATGACGAGGTTATTCAAAAAATTCTAAATTATGCGAATGAGCATCTATTTGAACCCGGAGGAAATTGGCCTAAATCAGCTATCATGGAGCGTTCGTATGAAAAGTGGGCTGTTGATGAAATTCTACTGGCCATTATGGATCATCCGATGACAGAAGCTGATTTGGTGATAGAAGGCTTCATATTGAAAATGGAGCTATTCCTTCATATATCGGATGAGCCAACAAACAACTACATATTTCAAGTAGCAGAAAATACGGCCGAGACACTTCTCGGTCTTATTTTATAACCGCAACAATTTATATTTTCGAAAGGAGAAACATCATGAAGGTATTAAGAAAGCAGGAAATCGACACAGCAAATATCCAGGTAGGAGATCAGATGGTTATTCCTCTGGCAGAGCTTGGGGAGTTTACGGCGACAGTTCACAAGGTTACGGACGAGGGTGTCATGTTTATATTTGACGATTATGTTACTCGTCGGCCTATGAACAACCGAAACACAAACAAAGGCGGCTTTGAAAAGTCCGATTTGAAAAAGTGGATGGATACGGTTTTGTATATGGCGTTCCCGGAGGAACTGCGTGACAAGATTTACGGACTTACACTACCCACTGTTGGTCAGATTGTAGGCCATGAGGACGAATGGGACAACAAGAATCTGGAACCGGATACCAATGAGCAGCTTCCTTTGATGAAGAAATGCAAGAATCGGATTGCTTGTTTTGAGGATCAGCTTGCATGGGGATGGCTGAGAAATGCAACAAAAGAGGAGTTTTCTTCGGCTTATTTTGTTTATGTTTACGGCTATGGCGATGCGAGCTACAACGGCGCTTCGAACTGTGGTGGAGTTCGTCCGGAATTCTGGTTGGTTAAGCAGGAATCCAGGGGCCCTGTGCCCCGTGAAAACAAAGTGTCTTATAAGACTCTTAAAGGATGGAATCCAAAGAATAAGGTAACAAAAGAGTCCTTACAGGAAGAGATTTCTGAGAAAGAAAACGAGATTAAGCTTCTCAAACAGGAGATCAAAAATCTGGAAGAGAAAGAGATGTTTGCAAAAGCTGCTTCTGGGATGAAGAACCTGAAGGATCGCTTTGTAGAAGCCGGCTTTACCGAAGATGAAGCGTTTCACATGGTTCTTGAGTTATCCAAAACAGCTTTAGGAATTGGAGGAAGGAAGTAATGAAAAAAGAAATAGCCAAGAGCTTTTTGTCACTGAAAACAGCGATTAAAAAGCATAGTCCGGAGATTCTTACCGGAATTGGTATTGCAGGAATGATTACAACCACGGTTATGGCTGTACGAGCAACGCCTAAGGCGCTGATTCTCATTGAAGAGAGAAAAGAGGAAATCGGAGCCGAAAAGCTTGAAGCGATGGATATGGTGAAAACAACATGGGCGTGTTATATTCCGGCAGCGATTACAGGCACACTCTCTGTTGCCTGCCTGATTGGAGCCAGCTCAGTGAATGCTCGGAGAAATGCCGCACTTGCAACAGCATATACCTTATCCGAATCTGCACTCAAAGACTATCAGGGAAAAGTCATTGAGATGTTTGGGGAGAAGAAGAATGAGGCTGTGAAAGATGCCGTTGCTAAGGATAAGGTTGAAAAGAATCCAGTGGTAACAAGAGAGGTAATCATTACAGAAAAGGGGAACACACTCTGCTATGATGCAATTTCCGGAAGATATTTCAAAAGCGATATTGAGAAGATCAAAAAAGCAGAGTGCGAACTGAATCGGCAGATGCTGGATGATATGTATGTATCTCTGAATGACTTCTACTACGAAATCGGCCTGGACAGTGTAAAACTTGGGGATGAGCTTGGATGGAATGTCGATAGTGGATATATTGATTTATCATTCAGCTCTCAGTTAGCCAGCGATGGAACCCCGTGTCTGGTAATTGATTATAGTGTAGCTCCACGATATGATTACCGGAATCTGTTATAAACGCGCGAAAAATACAGCGGCTTTAATGAAAGAAGAATCACACATTTTCAAGAGTTGAGAGGAGAATAAACATGGAAACCAATGAAATCATGAACAACGAAGAGGTTATGGAGGCAACTACTGAGGAAGTCGTTAAAGCGAGTTCCGGAAAAGGGTTTAAGGTTGCGGCTGGTATCGGTTTAGCCGTACTTGCAGGTGTTGTAATCTACAAGTATGTGGGTAAGCCGATGATTGCTAAGATCAAAGCCCAGAAGGAGCAGCGGATTATCGACGCTGAGTGGGATGATTCTGAAGAGCCAATCGTGGAGAACGAGAAAGAGGATTCCGAAGAAGCTTAAAGAGAAAAATGTGTTTCAACACGAGGGAGAGTACCTGTAACAAGGTGCTTTCCCTTTTTTCTTTTATCCGGAGGTGACATTGATGAATTTATATTTGTATGACGGACCAGTGATGGAATTTGACAACTGCGTTGCTAATCGTTGGACTGCTTCTACACGGGCGGTCTCTGAAAAGAAGGCAAGGTCAAATCTTACCTATCAATTTAAAAAGAAGAACAATCGACTTCCGGGTACAAAGATTATATTGCCTGGAAAGATTAGTTTAGTGAGTGGAAAGGAGACAACTTAATGGAGGAATATAAGCCGAATTCCCACAAGTCAAAGGAAGAACAGAAAGACCTTGTTCCTGAAAAGCGTGTAGAAAAGGTGATTTCTGGGACGGTAAAGCCGAAGAAAAAATCAGAGATGCAGAAGTTTGCAGATGTATTCATTTCCGAAGATGTTAATAATGTGAAATCTTATATTGTCATGGATGTCCTCGTGCCGGCGATTAAAAAGGCAATTTCCGATATAGTAACCAATGGTATTGATATGATTCTTTATGGAGAGGCCGGAAAGTCGAAAAAGAATTCGACAGCGTCCAAGGTATCCTATCAGAAGTATTACGACAGCGGAAAGAAGGATTATACGGCACCGAAGAGTCGGACGAGCTATGAATATGATGAACTCTTATTTGAAACTCGTGGGGATGCTGAATCGGTATTGGACGCTATGAATGAGATTATCGCACAGTATGAGGTGGTCAGTGTTGCAGATCTTTATGATCTGGCAAACGTATCCAATGACAACTATGCTGCCAATAAATACGGATGGACTGATATTGCCGGATGCAGGGCGGTTCGGGTAAGGGACGGTTATATTTTGAAACTGCCTAAACCGATGCCGTTGTAAAAGGAGGAATGCAAGATGTATGAGTCAGAAGATAAGATGGTATCTCATCCAGATCATTATATTTCTGAAACAGGTATGGAAGTTATTGATGTGATCGAAGCCTTTACCTTCGATTTAAAAGGGATTGAGGCTACCGATACCGCAAACATTATCAAATATGCTTGCCGTTGGAAGAAGAAAAACGGAATTCAGGATTTGGAGAAAATCCTTTGGTACACACAGCATCTGATTGATCATTTAAAAAAAGTAGAAGAGGAGAATAAATAACCATGAAAAAAGCAGAGATTGTAAAGAGCATGAACGGTTTTCTTAGTAAGACCAGTTTCCAGTTAAAGAAGCATAGTCCGGAGATTCTTGTCGTTGCCGGAGTTATTGGCGTGGTTACAAGCGCAGTAATGGCGTGTAAAGCAACGACAAAGGTGGGAGAAATTCTGGATAAGACAAAGGAAGATGTCGAAGTAATTCATAAATGCGAGGAAGACGAATCTGTGAAGGGGCAGTATTCCAGTGAGGATGCCAAAAAGGATTTGGCGATTGTTTATGTCCAGACCGGAGTAAAATTCGCTAAGCTGTATGGACCTTCCGTTGTGCTCGGTGCGTTGTCGATTACCAGTATTCTGGCATCCAATAACATCCTTCGTAAGAGAAATGTGGCTCTTGGAGCAGCCTATGCAGCTATCGACAAGGGATTTAAAGAGTATCGCAGTCGTGTTATTGAACGGTTTGGCGAAGAGGTTGACCGTGAACTGAAATATAATCTTAAAGCCAAGAAGTTTGATGAAACGGTGATCGACGAGGAGACCGGAAAAGAGAAGAAAATTAAGAAGAACGGCTTTGTGGTAAGTCCGGCAGATATCAGCGGTTATGCTAGATTTTTTGAAAAGTACACGCAGGATGAAGATGGAAATTCTATTCTGAACCCTCACTGGGAAAGCAATAACGAATACAATCTGATGTTCATCAAAGCTCAGGAGCGTTACGCGAATGACTTGCTGAAAGCGAAGAAGCGTGTATTTCTGAATGAAGTTTATGAAATGCTCGGACTTCCGAGAACAAAAGCCGGCCAGATTGTTGGTTGGGTTTATAATCCGGAAAATCCCAAAGGAGATAATTACATTGACTTCGGCCTGTATTCCGATAATCTGAGTTATTCAGATTATGTCAATGGATTTGATCAGGCAATCCTTCTGGATTTCAATGTCGATGGAAACATCTGGGATTTGATGTGAGGAAAAATTTATAACTATCCCTAAGAATTACAGTAATTCTTAGGGATAGCTTTTTATTTGGGAGGAATTTATGCACAGGTTAATCAAAGTAATAACGGTTCCGATATTGTGCGGTATTGTAATAGCTTCTTCTTTCTTTATATCTGAGTTCCACTCAGATGGGGAAGACGTTGCCGCGATATCCAAAGCAATCGTTGTCGAAAAGACTGAGCCGGTTATTACGGTTTCGCAAGAGGAATCCATTCCGATTGCAGTAGAGGAAACGGAGGAATCAATAACAGAAGTAATACCTGAAATGTCCAGGGAAGATGTGGAACTGATCGCCCTTGTCACGATGGCGGAAGCCGAAGGCGAATGTGAAGAAGGAAAACGCCTTGTTATTGATACGGTACTTAACCGAGTGGATTCAGATTATTTTCCGGATACCGTATATGAGGTGATTTATCAGCCAAATCAGTTTTCATCCATGTGGAACGGACGAGTGGACAGATGTGAAGTCAGAGAGGATATTTGCGAGCTCGTCTATGAGGAATTGGAGTCGAGAACTAATTATGATGTTGTATTCTTCACGGCAGGAGAATACAGCGCATATGGTGTTCCGATGTTCCAGGTTGGGAATCATTATTTTTCAAAGTATGAATAAGGAAGGAGAATCATTATGCGTAATCTTTTAGCATTTGTGTCTTATACGTTGGCGGCAATGTCTGGCATCTGCTTTGTTGGTGGAATCGCAATTCTGTCAACAGGAAGGGAGCATTGATATGGATGGCTTGGAGAACGTAATATCGGTACTGGATTATGTTCTGGATACCAAGAGAAAAAGACATATTATGGGAGGCATTCTGTTGAGTGTCTCTTTTCTTTTTGGCGGTTTAGCAATAACCGTAATGACAATCAGAAACGAGGAGGAAGAGGATGAGCAGTAAAGGAATAGCTTTCCTTGCTTTTATTGCTGGAGCAGGGATGGGCTCTGTATGCACATGGCAACTGCTGAAACGAAAATATGAGTTGATTGCTCAGGAAGAAATTGATTCTGTGAAAGCGGCTTATGCCACAAGGGAGAGTATAGAAAAAGCCGGAAAGAGTTTCGTAGAAGGCTTTCGAGACGGATTTAAAGTAGCAGAAGACAGAACTCAGAAGGACGAGGGTGATGTGGACTTCAAAAAGTACGCATCTATCATTCAGAAAGAGGGCTATACGGATTATTCCAGGAGTGTCGAGGAAAAGAAAGGAGAGGCGTTTGTGGAAAAGCCTTATGTCATTTCACCAGAGGAATTCGGTGAATTCGAAGAATATGAAAAGATCAGCCTCACTTACTATGCAGACAAAGTTCTGGCTGATGAAAATGACGAAGAGGTAGACGATGTGGATGAAATTGTCGGCGAGGAATCCCTGAACCACTTTGGGGAATATGAGGATGACTCCGTATTTGTCCGAAACGACAGGTTAAAGTGTGATTATGAAATCCTGCTTGACCAGAGGAACTACTCGGATGTCGCAAAGACAAGGCCACATCGAGTGGAGGAGTAATGACGAAGAACGAGCTTAATGATGCATATTTTAACTGGATGTATCAGCTTGTATTTGATGGAAGATATTCAAGGAAATTGTCGTATCGGAAGCTTTTAAAAGAGCTGCATCGAATCGAATTTACATACAGCATTCCGATGGATGGGAACCGGGCGGAGGATGGAGTGGATTTAAGGTATCGGTTTGGTTATGAAAACGGATACAGCAGCTCCATGATCTCCGCCTATTTAGATAATCGGATGTGCAGTGTGTTGGAAATGATGATTGCGCTTGCGATTCGGTGTGAAGAACATATTATGGACGATCCGGACGTTGGAAACCGAACTGGACAGTGGTTCTGGAACATGATTGTCAATCTTGGCCTTGGTTCTATGAATGATTCCAAGTTTGATCGGGATTATGTTGAGGACATTGTCCAGAGATTTCTGGATCGGAAGTATAGTCGCAATGGTGACGGCGGACTGTTTACCGTAAATCACAGTCGATACGATTTGAGGTCTGTTGAAATCTGGTATCAGATGTGCTGGTACTTGGATGAAAATACTTAGAAGGAGAGATTACCATGAGCCACAGCGAAATAATGAAGTGGTTTGAATACTATTTTCCTGATTATTCAAGGAATCGGGTTGATGTATGGTTCCCAAATGGAAGGAACAGCATCCGTATCCGCCAGAAAAATGGTCAGGAATTTATATTCACTTATCATAGTCAGAAAGATTGGAGATTTGAGACAATTACCAGTTTTCTGAATGGAATGAAGGGAGGAAAAAAGTAAGATGTGTGAGGTTATGAATTATATTTTTGGCAGTCTCAGCAATTCGGAGACGGCAATCCGGTCCATTCGGAAATCCCTGAATAAACAGGCCCGCTATAACCGGAAATTAAGCACACTTGCTCTTATTATGACGGTTAATCTGGTTCTCCTGGAGCTGGACCGTGTGGAGCAGAAAAAGAGGATTGAGAAACTGGAATCGACAATAGAGGAAATGAAGCGCGATAAAGGAGAGTAAAAAATGAGATGATCGACTTTTTGATGATTTCCACACGTAGTACAAAGCGTGGTGTAATTGAAATCTATCCGAAGTTCATTATTAAGAAAAGCTCCGATCTGATGATTCGAGGTGGTGACTTCTACGCTATCTGGATTGAGGAACGAGGTTTATGGTCTACGGACGAACAAGATGCTTTGCAACTCATTGACCGTGAACTGGATAGATACGCAGAAGAAAGCCGCCAGCGCTTTGACTCTGAGATTAAAGTTCTTCACATGTGGGATGCAGAATCTGGAATGATTGATTCCTGGCATAAATATTGTCAGAAGCAAATGCGGGATTCTTTCCACATGCTGGATGACAAACTGATATTCTCCAACACAAAGACTGATAAAAAAGATTACGCCAGTAAAAAGCTGAAATATCCGCTTGAAGCTGGCGATTTGTCTGCTTACGACAAATTGATGTCTACTCTGTACTCGGAAACAGAAAGACAAAAGATAGAATGGGCGATTGGCTCCATTGTGTGCGGAGAATCAAAAAAACTGCAAAAATTCATGGTTCTTTATGGAGCTGCCGGAACCGGTAAATCCACAGTCCTCAATATCATTCAGCAGCTCTTTGAAGGATATTATTCGGTCTTTGACGCAAAAGCTCTTGGCTCATCCAGCAATTCATTCGCATTGGAGGCGTTCAAGAGCAATCCTCTTGTGGCGATTCAGCATGATGGAGATCTGTCGAGAATTGAAGACAATACCAGATTAAACAGTTTGGTATCCCATGAGTTGATGACCGTGAATGAGAAGTTTAAATCAACCTATTCCAATCGGTTCAAATGCTTTCTGTTCATGGGTACCAACAAGCCAGTGAAAATTACTGATGCAAAGTCTGGTTTAATTCGACGACTGATTGATGTGTCTCCTTCAGGGAACAAGCTGAGTCCGAAAGAATACAAAGCAACCATGAAACAGATTGAATTCGAATTGGGGGCGATTGCATGTCATTGTCAGGAAGTCTATTTGAACAATCCTGGTTTATATGACGATTATATTCCCATTGCAATGCTGGGGGCTTCCAACGATTTCTATAACTTCATCATTGATTCCTACCATGTGTTCAAACGGGAAAATGGTACAACCTTGAAGGCTGCCTGGGAGATGTATAAGACCTACTGTGACGAGGCAAAAGTAGGCTATCCATTTTCTCAGAGAGTTTTTAAGGAAGAGCTGAAGAACTATTTCCACGATTATAAAGAGAGATTTAACATGGAGGACGGTTCGAGAGTGAGAAGCTATTATATTGGATTCCGGACTGAAAAATTTGAAGAGGAAACCATTGTGGAAAAGCCGGAAGAGAAACCGTCATTATTGCAGTTTAACGCAACCAAATCCATTTTCGATCAGGTGTGCTCCGATTGTCCGGCGCAGTATGCGACCGATAAGGAGACGCCTTCTATGAAATGGGACAAGGTAAAAACGAAGCTGTCCGATTTGGACACTTCTAAAATTCATTATGTTAAAGTCCCGGAAAACCACATAGTAATCGACTTTGATATTCCGGATAAGGATGGGAACAAATCCTTCGAACGGAATGTAGAAGAAGCGAGCAAATGGCCGGCGACTTATGCAGAGCTAAGTAAAAGCGGAAAGGGGGTTCATCTTCATTATATTTACACAGGAGATGTAAAAAAACTGAGTCGTATTTATGACGACCACATTGAAGTGAAAGTGTTCACGGGTAAAAGTTCATTACGAAGAAAACTTACGAAGTGTAATGATTTGCCTATCGCAACGATTAGCTCTGGTTTACCGACGAAAGGAGAAGACAAAATGGTAAATTTTGAGGCAATTAAAAGCGAGAAAGGGCTTAGAACACTGATTAAACGAAATCTGAATAAAGAAATTCATCCGGGTACTAAGCCTAGTATCGATTTTATCTACAAAATACTGGAGGATGCATACGCCAGTGATTTAAGCTACGATGTGACAGATATGCGAAATGCGGTTTTGGCATTTGCTGCAAATAGTACGCATCAGGCTGAATATTGTATCAAGCTGGTTAATAAAATGCAGTTTAAATCGGCAGACCCTTCCACAGCGGGGAGAAACGAAGAAGCAAAGCTGGTATTTTACGACATCGAAGTATTTCCGAACCTGTTCCTTGTAAACTGGAAAATCGAGGGTGAGGGAAAACCGGTTGTCCGTATGATTAACCCGACACCGACCGAGATTGAGGAATTGATGCGATTCCGTCTGGTTGGATTCAACTGTCGGCGATACGATAACCACATTCTGTATGCGAGACTTATGGGTTATACGAATGAGCAGCTTTATAATCTCTCGCAAAAGATAATCAGTGGAAGTCCAAATTGTTTCTTTGGAGAAGCTTACAATGTTTCCTATACAGATGTGTATGACTTTGCATCTGCCGGAAATAAAAAGAGCTTGAAAAAGCTAGAGATTGAGATGGGAATCCATCATCAGGAGCTTGGTCTTCCGTGGGATCAACCGGTTCCAGAGGAAATGTGGACTAAGGTTGCCGAATATTGTGATAACGATGTAATTGCAACCGAAGCAGCATTCCACTACCTAAAGGCTGATTGGACGGCTCGACAGATTCTGGCAGATTTGGCCGGTATGACAGTGAACGATACAACCAATACACTTACCCAGAAGATCATATTTGGAAATGAACGGAAACCACAGGATCAGTTCAATTACCGAAATCTGGCGGAGCCGGTACATTACCTTGATGAAGAAACCGAATCTTTCTTGGCTGAAGCGTGTCCTGAAATGATGGCGCAAACGCATGGCGACGAAGGAAGCCTTCTTCCATATTTTCCTGGATACAAGTATGAAAATGGAAAATCGACATATCGAGGAGAAGAGGTTGGAGAAGGCGGCTATGTTTACGCGGAACCTGGTATGTATGGAAATGTGGCATTGCTGGATATTTCCTCTATGCATCCTCACAGTGCAATCGCAGAAGTTCTGTTTGGTGTGAAATTTACAAGGGCCTTTCGGGATATTGTGGAAGGACGAGTCAGCATCAAACACGAAGCCTGGGATGAAGTCAATCATATGCTGGATGGAAAGCTGACTCCGTATATCCAGAAGGTTATTGACGGAGAGATGACGGCAAAAGATTTGGCAAATGCTTTGAAGACGGCAATCAATTCGGTATATGGCCTGACTTCTGCCAACTTCGAGAATCCGTTCCGTGATCCGAGAAACAAAGATAATATTGTGGCCAAACGAGGAGCTCTGTTCATGATCAACCTCAAGCACGAGGTGCAGGAACGGGGCTTTACTGTTGCCCACATTAAGACGGATTCCATCAAGATTCCAGATGCAACACCGGAAATTATCCAGTTTGTTATGGATTATGGGAAACGGTATGGATACACCTTTGAGCACGAGGCTACATACGACCGGATGTGCCTGGTAAATGACGCTGTCTATATCGCCAAGTATAAAGACGGAAAGTGGACGGCCACAGGAACTCAGTTCCAGATTCCTTATGTCTTCAAGAAGCTTTTCAGCGGTGAAGAGATCGTATTTGAAGATATGTGCGAAACAAAGTCGGTAAGCAGCGCTTTATATTTGGACATGAATGAGGGGCTTCCTGATGTGTCTGAATACGAAAAAGAATTTTCAAAAGCAGAGAGCGATTACCGCAAAGGGTTGCTTTCCGATACGACATTTGAGAAGACTTGTCAGTCGCTGAATCCCAAAATTGCGGAAGGCCACAATTATATTTTCATTGGACGAGTTGGACAGTTCTGTCCGATCAAACCAGGGGCCGGCGGAGGTCTGCTCATGCGTGAAAAAGACGGACGGTATTATGCTGCTACTGGCTCAAAAGGATATCGTTGGCTGGAATCTGAGATGGTGAAAGAACTCTCCAAAGAGGATTCTATTGATCGTTCCTATTATGACAAGCTCGTAGATGATGCGGTTGAAACTATATCTAAATATGGCGACTTCGAGTGGTTTGTGTCAGATGATCCTTATATTCCCAAACCAAGGTTGGAGGATTTTATGAACATTCCCGAAGACGCTGATGAAGAATTACCATTCAATTAAAGAAAAGGAGAAGTATATCATGGCTTACAAAAATGTACCCAATATTATTATCGAAAACGCTCATATCATTTTTCGGAATTTCAGAGGAGAAGAGTCCAAATATAACAGGGCCGGTAACAAGAACTTCTGTGTGATTATCGAAGATCCAGAGCAGGCGGAGAAACTCTCTAATGATGGATGGAACGTAAGAGTTCTAGCTCCGAGAGACGAGGATGAAGAGCCGAGACACTATATTCAGGTGGCAGTCAGCTTTGAGAATATTCCGCCAAAAGTGGTTATGATCACAAGAAGAAATAAGACACCACTTGATGATGAATCCATTTCTACCTTGGACTATGCGGAGATTCGCAATGTTGATTTGACGATTCGACCGTATTCCTGGGAAGTAAACGGTAAAACCGGTATTAAGGCTTATCTGAAGACAATGTATGTCACCATCGAAGAGGACGAGTTTGCTGAAAAGTATGCAGAGGAAGAAGGACCTGAAGAGATTCCGTTCCGCTGATGATCGACAGATAGGGTGCCTGATATTGCCAGCAAGGTAAATGTCCTAAGGCTAGAGGAAACAGCCCTATATTTCTGCGAAAGGAGAAAAAGTATGGCATTTTGGAATCGGAAAAAGAAGCGAACCACAGCGAAACCGAAAATCAATGCTTCTGTTCCTAAACCCAAAGTAAACAGCGAAAAACAAGAATCAAGCATTCCGCCACAGCCTAAGAAAATGGACATACCAAAGCCGGATAAACTGCCGAAAAATGAGAATGTCCGGAAAGAGTTTCTAAAAGCTTTTCATCAGTTGACTTACCGGCACAGACCGTGGGATGTATGGCAGGATTTTATCATAATGTTTGCCTGTTCTTTGTCAAATCCAGTGGATAAATCCCACTATGAAGAACGGGAAAAACGATATTTAAAAATTATCAAAAAATACAATAAGCAGGAACAAAAATTATTCCCAGAATTAGCTGCCTATGTCGTTATGGCTTTGGAAGATAATCCAGAGCAGGACTTCTTAGGCAGTGTTTTTATGGAATTAAATCTGGGTAGCAAATCGACCAGCCAATTCTTTACTCCCTATCATATCTGTGAGCTGATGGCAAAAATAACGGAAGAAGATGTAGCAACCATTGTGAAGGAAAAAGGTTATATCACGATCAATGATCCCTGCTGTGGGGCCGGGGCAACTCTTATTGCAGCAGTTAATGAGGCAAGAAAGCAATTGGAAAAGGTAAATCTGAACTTCCAGAATCACGTTCTGGTTGCGGCTCAGGATATTGACGAAATCGTCGCTTTGATGTGTTACATTCAGCTTTCTCTTCTTGGAGTGGCCGCATACATCAAGGTTGGTAATTCTCTGACAGAACCAATGTCTACGGACGATAACGGAGAGAACTATTGGTTCACTGTAATGTATTTTTCGGATGTGTGGGCTATGAGAAGATTGTTTCATAACATATGAAAGGACGGGTAGTATGGTAAAGTCTGTACAATTAAGGAAAGAAGACTGTTATTGTGATTTGACCGAATTATATGAAAATGTGGCTCGAAAAATCCTGGTGGGGATAACGGATAAAACCTGTTTCGACTGCCGAAAAATTTGCGTCACAAAATCGGTCCAAGAAGTTTTATGGTCGTATTATCGCGACGAAAAAGGAAAGACCGATGAACAGATTGCTGTGATGTTGTTGGGATATGGACCGAAAGCAAACTTGGAAGAGCATGGTATTCTGGAATATCGGGCTGAGGTTGAAGATGGATTCATAGTATGAGAAGGGGGGATAAGTGTGGACGAACGGTTAGAAGCCTTAGAAAAAGAATTAGATAATCTGCTGAATATGGCTCCCATAGAAGATGACTGCACGAAAAATGAAAATGAGATGTATTCGGACATGGCAAACCTGAAAAACAGCATAGCGATGGTTCTTGAGGAGCGACGGAATGGCCGTTAAATTATATGACTACCAGATAGAAGCCGTTGAAAAAATGAGAAATGGCTGTATTCTGTGCGGCGGCGTTGGAAGCGGAAAGTCCAGAACAGCGTTGGCTTATTACTATCTCCAGAACGGAGGAGATCCGGATTGTCTGACGGGACTGAAGGACTATGTTGCGATGGACGATCCGCCAAAGGACTTATATATCATTACAACGGCCAGAAAGCGGGATACGATGGAATGGGAGGGTGATCTTTCGCCCTTCCTTCTTTCGGTTCATGAGGATGTCAATCTATATTCAAATCAGGTTGTCGTAGATTCCTGGAATAATATCAAGAAGTATGCAGAGGTGAAGGATGCTTTCTTTATATTTGACGAGCAAAGAGTAATCGGTTCCGGAGCTTGGGTGAAGGCATTCCTGAAAATCGCCAAATCAAACCAATGGATTCTGTTATCCGCAACTCCGGGAGATACCTGGCAGGATTATATTCCGGTATTCATTGCAAATGGGTTTTACAAAAATCGGACGGAATTCATCCGAGAACATGTGGTTTATAGTCGATTTAGTAAGTATCCCAAAATTGACCGATATTTGAATACCGGGAGATTGATTCGACTCAGGAACCGAATCTTGGTGAATATGGATTTCAAGCGTCAGACAATTTCTCATCACGAAGATGTGTTTGTCAAATATGATGTGGGAAAATACAGAGACGCTGGACGAACAAGATGGGACCCATTTAAAAACGAGCCGATTACAAATGCTGCTGGTCTTTGCTATATATGGCGAAAAATTGTAAATACGGACGAGTCACGGCAGATTGCCTTGATGGAGATTGTAGAGAAGCATCCGAGAGCCATTATATTTTACAACTTCGATTATGAGCTGGAGCTTTTAAAAGGATTGTTTCAGATTTATGAGGATGACGGGGTTTTTGAAATTGCGGAGTGGAATGGCCATAAACATCAGCCGATTCCAGAGTCAAAGAGCTGGGTATATCTTGTCCAATACAATGCTGGAGCTGAAGGCTGGAACTGTATCAAGACAGATACCATTATATTCTACTCTCAGAACTATTCCTATAAAATCATGAAGCAATCTGCGGGCCGAATAGACAGGCTAAATACGCCATTCAAGGATCTGTATTACTATCATATGAAATCTCGAAGTGGGATTGATTTGGGGATTAGCAGGTCTTTGAAGGATAAGAAGGATTTCAATGAGACGAAGTTTGTGAAATGGTCTGAGAATACTCCATCGAAAAAAGCAGCTTAGGTAGGTGAAAAGATTATGAACGAAGAATATTTGGAAGTAGATTTTAAAAAGTATTGCAAAACCTGTAAACATAAAGAATTGGGGGAAAAGTTCGATCCGTGTAATGCGTGTCTGGACTATGGGTATAATCTCAATTCTCACAAGCCTGTGATGTGGGAGGAAAAGAAAAAATGAGCTACCAATATAATCAATATTTGGAAAAGCACAAGTCTAATGTTGAAGAGGGGTTCCGGTGGTTACAGAAAAACCTTCCCGAGATCACGGAGGGAAGTGGCGCGGAACATAACATTATATTTGCACACGACCAATCCAAAATGGAACCTGATGAGTATGAGGCGTATGACGCTTACTTTTATGGAGGAAATCGATCTTATGCCGTTGTAGAAGATTTCAGAAAGGCATGGCTGTTGCATATCCATCGAAACCCACATCATTGGCAGCACTGGGTACTGATTAACGATGATCCGGAAGAAGGAGAAATCGTTTTGGAGATGCCCTATTGCTATATTCTTGAGATGATTTGCGATTGGTGGTCCTTCAGTTGGTCTGAGGGAAATCTACTGGAGATATTTTCCTGGTATGAAAAACGTAAAAGCTATATAAAGCTCCATCCGGATACGAGGAAATGTGTGGAAGACATATTAGCTAAAATGAAAACGACTTTAGAGCAGGATTTATTCATGCTTCAACACCATGGCGTCAAAGGAATGAAATGGGGTGTTAAGAACGGGCCACCGTATCCTATTGATAAATCGAAAAAGAATGATAAACTGGTACAAGAGGCCATCGATTCCGGAGAAGTAAGCAAACAAATAAATCCAGAAAAGCAGAAACGCCATACCAAAGACGGGCATATTTCTGGCAGAAGCTATTTGGATGGTGATGTTGAATTCGCTCAAAAACTTGTAGATGAATATGGCGGAAAGGGAACTCCTATTATGGATAAGAATGGCCGATGGACCAACAAGGAAAAATTTGATGCAGATGATATCATCGGTACACATGTAGATTCCGAAGGATTAGAGACGAGGACAAATAAAGGAATCATTACATATTCCAAAACGGGAAGTCATGTGTACCCAAGAAAGGAGAACCAATAATATGAATCTGAGACAGTTTGAAGGTAAAAATGTAAGACTAACTGATAAAGATGGCGAAATCTTCGAGGGGTATGTATCCGACTATATCTTTGCAGAGGATAATGCTCCGGAAGAAGTGGAAGCTTTGATTTTAGAGAATCTCATTCGAAAGTCCGATGGGTATAAATATGAAAACCCGGTTGAATTTACAGCATTGGAAATTCAGTCAGTCGAGATTTTATAAGCGAGCAAAATGATTTTTCACAAGGGGGTCCCAATATGGGGCTCTTTTGTTGTGTAAGGAGAAAAAAAATGAAATCAACAGATAGCGTAATTGTGAGTTGGGATTTTTCCCACGGAAAAGATGTTGGTGTCTTGATTGTCGGAAAGCAGGAGAAAGGCAAAGTCGAAATCATCAATGCCTATCAGGGAGAAGAGGCCAAAGCACTTTATCAAAAGTTGGTATTTCCCAAATCAAAGAAGACTAGTTTTATTAAGGAGAAAACCACATGAAGCAACCGAAAAAATTAACCAGAGAGCAAAAAGAATGTTTGTCTGCTCATTATCTGAATTGTAAAGACTGGATGCTGGTTGAAGAGACTGAATTTTATTACCGCATCATTAACAAAAATACTGGCATGATAAAGAGTATAGACAAATTTAGAAGATTAAGAAGGAGAAAAAGAGTATGAATCTTAAATCAGCTAAAATTATTGCAGTAGATTTTGATGGAACTTTATGTGAGAATAAATGGCCGGAAACCGGCGAAGCAAATAAAGAGTTGATAGACTATCTTCGTGATCGACAGAAGAACGGAGATAAACTGATTCTTTGGACTTGCCGTGTGGATGACATGCTTCAGAAAGCCATTGAATGGTGTAAAGAAAAAGAACTGATATTTGACGCAGTCAATGAGAATCTTCCGGAAATCATCGAAAACTTTGGCTCTGATACCAGAAAGATATTTGCCAATGAGTACATAGATGATCGGAATATCTGGCCTCTGGAAAACGGAGTAGCTGATGTTCTTTATCTTTGTGATGGTAAAAGTTGCGGGGATACTTGCCCGGGTGTGGAATGCAAACATACATCCGATATAGCTCATGCCAGGAATTTTATAAAGGGTGACTATGACTCCTATTGGGAAAAGGAATCTGAAATCAAAGAGCCCGATTCACATGAGAAATCCAGTATGGAATTGTGGGCGGAAAGAGAAGTAGAAATTGCCTGCAAACACGAAGCACCTGATCGGAAACCAGGAGAATGGGATTACGGATGTGCTTGCTACGAAAGTGCATTAAAGGCATTCCGGAGTCTTTGTGAAGATGGTCACAGCGGATTTAGCATCAGCATGACAAAGTTTATCTTAAACCGATTGATTGAAGGAAAGCCGCTCACTTCTATCGAAGACACAGAAGATGCCTGGAGCGATATTTCTGATCGAAGTGGTCTTCGTGGAGAGATTGCGAATTACCAGTGCCGGCGGATGAGTTCTCTCTTTAAGTATGTATATGCTGACGGCTCTGTTAAGTACAGAGATGTCAACCGTTTCTGTGGTGTGAACTTGGATAATCCAGATGTATCCTACCACAGCGGCTTGATAGATCGAGTAATGGAAGAAAAATTCCCGATTACCATGCCGTATTTTCCGGAGAGCAAACCGTTCCGTGTGTATTGCGAGGAGTTTCTTACCGATCGAAAAAATGGTGACTTTGATACGGTTGGGATTCTCTATGCGATTAAGCCGGATGGAGAACGTGTAGAGATTAACCGATATTTCAGAGAAGGCGAAAAGGACTTTATTGAGATTGCTTCCTGCGAGTATGAGATGCGCCGAAAGATGTATCATGAGCTTCTGGAGAATCTGAAAAAGGAGCAGAAAAAAGACTGTCACGGTTGCTTCGGAGCTGCGGATAACAGTTGCAAAGACTGTATGGAGGAAGAACAGCATGAATCGGAATAGATTTATCCAAGGATTAAAAAGTAATATCCAACTTTCCGAAAAAGAGAGGAAGCGGATTATTCGGAGAAGCCTTCAGAAATACCCATGGAAAACAAAATGTACGGTGGCGATGGAGGAATTTGCAGAGCTTCAGCAGCAGATCAGTAAACAGGTTCGTGGCTACGGAGACAGAATTGGACTCTTGGAAGAGATGGCAGATGCTTATATTTGTCTGAACTTCCTGGAGTCCATTTTTGATATTAAGCCTGAAGATTTGCAGAAAGCTATCGACGTGAAGCTGGAGCGAGAAAGGAGAAATTGCCAATAATGGGATTATCAAAACTTTCAGAAGAATGTAAAAATTGCCCGTTTGTCGAGAAGTGTAAAAACAAGCGAATGGAAGCATTAGCATATATGACTGAACCGCAAGTTTTAGCAAATGCGGCAGATCCAAGTTCTGAAAACTTAGCAGCACCTTTATTACGAGAAACCGTGACAATCATGATAAATGGTACGCCAACTCAGGTTTATAAAGACGAAATAGAAAAACAGCTCTATTCCCAATTATATTCGGGGTTAGGCTTGAAATTTGGGAGTTAAAAAGGAGAAAAATAATGAACGATTCCATAGTGCCTGGAGTGGTGTATATCCATGTTGGCAATGAAATTCAAAAACTCTGTGAAACGAGTGATATTCATATAGAGACATTGGCAAATGTTCCAGTTTCTTGTGATCTGCCCAAATTAACAGAAATGGAAACATCTGCATCGTTTGAAATGGTAACAAAAATAAGCGAAGAAGCATTCTTAATCCTTTCTGGAATATTTGATTTGTCGTTAAAACTTTGTCCAGACAATCGAGTACGTCACTTGGTTTTACATGCCAAAAAGAAACGAACCAGAAAAAAGAACCTTCATAGAATTTTTCGAATGTTAGAAAAGGAGAAAAATTATGAATGAAAATTGTTTAAGTCCTTTACCGCAGTATCATATCGATAGAGATAAGCTATGCGAGATTGTAAAAGAAACCATCGGCTACGATAGACTTATGGATGCGTTCTGCTATGGAATCGTCGTTTGTGATGAGTTTGCTTGGTTTTCCAACTCAGACGAGTATTATATTATCCATTTGGAAAGCGGCATGATGGTAAACTGGTATAAACATCTCGGAAGGACAAACACTTGCTCGCAGAAAGATAGAACCATTGATGATTATTACGAGTTCTTCAGATTATTCAAAGAAGAATTGGACTATTTCGAGAGGAGAATGCAATAATGATTAAAATTGAAAACGTAGAAGTTATGGGTTGGGGACACGCTATTCGTGGAATGCGGAATCCTATGAACAGTTGGGAGAGAGCCGATAGCGGAATCTGCAAAGGTGGGGAGAGTGGCATTGGGTGTGAGAACTGTGCCAATTACGATTCCTGTGAGCATACATACGATCATTCCTGGCAGCTTGGTAAGACAGATCACGATTTGATGATGCGACTTGCAGCCGGCGGGCCAACTCACGCAAAGTATCGGAGGATGATTGCAGTCTATGCAGATATTACTGCTCCGCTTTATTGGTGGAAGGAGTTCGATACTTACAAAGTTGGTACTGTTGCAAATTCTTGTTCCACCATGCATAAGATCGCAGAAAAGGAGTTTGCACCGGAGGATTTCAGTTGTGAACATTTGATTGATTCTTTTGGCGAAATCTGGGATATTGCGGCAGGAGACGAATGTCGAAGTACACCTCTTGACATTCTTTATACCGTAATTAACGCTCTGAATATTTATAGAGAAAAATACATCGAAACCAAAGACAAGAAATACTGGTGGCAGATGATCCAGCTTCTACCCTCTTCCTATAACCAGAAACGGACGATCATGCTGAACTATGAAGTGCTGGCCGGTATTTATCCTATGCGAAAGAGCCACAAGCTCGACGAGTGGGTGGAATTCTGCAAATGGATTGGGACACTGCCGTATTCGGAGATTATTATTGGAGAAAAAGTTAAATTTTATGCTGATGGAAAGGAGATAAACATATGATTTTTATTCAAACCTTGATTTGTATTTTGCTGGCATATATTTGTTTGTATGCTCTGATTTCCAGAATCTGCAAATGCATTGAACATTGCGCCTCGGCCAAAGGATACGCAAAGTTGGAAGAGGCGAAAATCCTCGCCAAAGAGCAGAATAAAGGAGAGTAACTATGTGGAGCCGAAAACTGATAAAAAATAAAATCTATGCTGTCCTGATTGGAGCGTTGTCAGTCCCGATTGAATGGGATGCAACGTTCTTTTTATTTTCCCTGATTATGGGAATACCGATGTTCTTTGCGAAAACGAACTGGATTTATGAAGGGGATGAGGATGATGGGACGAGCCGAGAGGAGACGTGCTCAAAAATTAGAGCAGAAAGCAAAGACCGCTACATACAATCTCACGAAAGCGCAGCTCGATGCGGCCGTCCGTGAACAGGTGGGGAAAGAGCTGGAACGAATCAAGCAGGAAGCCATGGATGATGCCGTAAATACCGCAATGGTTCTGCTCCTGACTCTGCCGCTGGAAGTGCTGATGGACCATTATTGGACGAAATCCTACGCAAAGCGCATTCCAAAGTTTACCGAGCTGGTTCTGGAATATTACGAACGCTGGCAAAATGGTGAGCTGGACATGGATAAGCTGAAAGAGGATTTGTGGGAATATGGCGGTGTAAAATTAGTTGAAAGTGAGGGTGAAGCAACATGAAATGTGTAATGGGAATTATCGCGTGTGTCGTTGGACTGGTGAGTCTGATTGGCCTGATTGTGTTAAAGGCGGTCAATTCGTCTGCAACCTATATGGATGATTCATTCCGGTGGGGAGGACGAGATGGGTATTAAAAACGATTGTCGAAAAAACGCTGAAGGGTATTCCGATCCGACTGCCTATGAAGCACTGAGAAACATCGAGCAGGAAGAGGACCGGTTCCATAAACTTTTAGACACCATTTTTACGCTGTGCGAGCTGTCCGACTTCCACATCGAAGAGCGGATCGTCATCAAGGACAAACGAACCGGACGGATTTGGAGGTGATTATTTATGTCTGACGGGGTTCGAGAAACATTATGTACAAGGTGTCTTCATAGAGAGGTTTGTGTTTATAAGGACACATATCTCAGGTATTTGGAAACATTAGTAAAATTTAACAACGAGTATTCGGATGATATCTCTTTCATTAAGACAGAAGATCCGAATTGTAAGTTCTTTTCAAAAAAATCTAATTCTAATTTCCGGGAGGCATAACGTGATGGATGATTGGCAGAAGACTATGGATGCTCTTGTCAAAGCATTTGATGAATTTGCTGTGAAAGTAAAAGAGATGGCGGATGCTCTGGCTGAGGCATTAGGATTTGGACCGCCAGTATCCAAAAACAAAAGAAAAAAGAGTCTCAGCTCTCCGGCTCGGTACGGGATGTCTTTGCAGAAATCTCGAAGAGAATCCTTCATTAAGCAGTATTCTTACCGACCGATTACCAGGAAACACTTACCCTATCAGAGAAGAAATTATTGAAAATCGTCCGTACAAGACTTGAAAGTGGGTGAAAATCACGCCCACTTTTGGGTTTTGAAAAATGGGCTTTGGCCACTTTTATGTGGGCTTTTTGAAAAATGTGGGGAGTTTTGGGGAAGGATTCGGACGATTTTGGCCAAATTTGTGGCCATTTGCCCACTTTCTGCCCACTTTTAAAACCCCGATTTGGTCAGCAAAAACCCAGTATTTATGCGGGTTTTCGGGCTCAAAGCCCACTTTCCCACTTTTTTTCTTAAACTATTATGATAGAAAGTTTAAAAGTATATAGTAATAGCGAAAAAAAAGTGGGTTTTTGGCCACGAGCGAAAAATGGAGGAAATCATGAGCAAGATTAGTTGGGAGAGCTTGTATGAAAATTTCAAGTCGATTTATCCAAGGTTGTCGCGGTCATCCATATATTTTCGTCCGTTCGGGTATATGAGTATAGTAGTGTACTTTGAGGACGGAATGAAGATGGTCTATGATGACCTGAGAAAGCAGGCCCATATCACAGCTTGAAGAAAATGTCAAGAGCCAATGAAAAATTTCTTTTCTTTGTTCTTGATCTGTGCTATACTGTAAATGCCACACAATCGCATAATTGCTTCGTTTAAGGGAATCCACTTTGGTAAAAAGTGTATTCTCTCTTTACTCATACCTTGAATGAGGCGAGATTGTGTGGCAACAATGGGAGAGCACTTTTTCGGGTGCGTCTCTTGTTGGGGCCGCACCTTTTTTATTGCCTATATATTACTTGATTGAAAGGGATATACAATGGGAACGAACACTACCAACAAAAATAATAAAAGCTCGACGGATGTTATTGGAGTGATAAGTGCGCTGGCCGGTTTAGCAACTGCGGCAACGCCTTTGGTAGCCAACGCCATCAATAATGCAAAGAGCAAGTCTTCTGATAAAGCGGAAGAAAAGATAAAAATACCGGAACTGTATCATAAAGGTTTTCCTATCGATTTGGAGCAGGCTGTTAGGATATTGGAAGATTGTGGACTAAAGAGTTCTACAAGCAAATTAACCATAAAAGAAGCAAATCCACGCTATAAGGATTGTTTCGATTCACAGGTGATAGGGTCTAATCCGAAACAGGGTACCCTCGTCAAAATCGGTGCGACTGTTTGTTTAAGGTACATACCCGAAGAGGTTATTGTAGAAAGTCAAAGACTATTTGATGAAACGCAGAGAGCCAAGGAAGAGGCGAGAGAACGGACTAAGGAAAAATTTTCTGTAGCTGTTCAGAAGACGAAACAAGGAGCAGTGAAAATATTTAAACGTAGTAATAGTAATAAAGTGGAATCTATAGAGGAGGAAGTGTCGGATGAGTAAAGGCGGAAAAAAGAAAAGAAGCACAGCCGGTTTGATACTGGATGTAATTCTTACTTTGTGTACAGGCGGTTTATGGTTGATTTGGATATTGATACGGTATCTCAGAAACAATAGTTAAATAAAATGACATTTTGAGACAGAGGCTCTTAAACGAGTCCCTGTCTTTTTTATGCCTACATTTAGTTCTTTTTTGCGCGCGAAAAATACATCGACTGTTATGAAGAGAGAGAGGGTTAAAACGGCCATTCTCTCTTTTATTTTGGAGAAAGGAGGCTCACTTATGCTGGAAAGCGAATTTCAGAACAAATTGATTCAGGAACTGAAAAGAATGTTCAAAGGATGTATTGTAACAAAACTGGATTCCAGTCACATTCAGGGAATTCCCGATTTGCTGATTCTCTATAACGATAAGTGGGCCACTTTAGAATGTAAGAAAAGTGTTCGCGCCAAGAAACAACCAAATCAAGAATATTATGTTGGACGAATGAATGAGATGTCATTCTCAAGATTTATTTGTCCTGAAAATAAGGAGGAAGTGTTACATGATCTTCAACAAGCATTCAGCTCTTAAAGGGCAACACGCCTTTCTTGGCGCAAGCAAATATCACTGGATTAACTATGACGAATCTAAAGTTGCGGAATCATACTCAAAGTTCCTTGCGACTCAAAAAGGGACGGAGCTTCACGATTTTGCAGCAAGGTGTATTACGCTTGGGCAGAAACTTCCGAAGTCTCAGAAAACATTGAATATGTATGTGAATGATGCGATTGGTTTCAAAATGGTTCCTGAGCAGCCACTTTTCTATTCGGAGAATTGTTTTGGGACAACCGATGCGATTGCGTTTCGAAATCGTATGCTTCGTATTCACGATTTAAAAACCGGCGTCATTCCGGCGCACATGGAGCAGCTTGAAATATACGCTGCTCTTTTTTGTCTGGAATATAAAATCAAGCCGGCCGACATTGAAATGGAACTTCGGATTTATCAGAACAACCAGATTCTTTATGAGAATCCAACGGCTGAAACTATCGTTCCTATCGTGGACAAGATTATCACATTCGACAAAGTAATAAACAAAATCAAAGAACAGGAGGGCTAAATTATGAATCCGATTGCAGAAGAAATTTTGATGCATTATGGAATGCCCCGTCGTTCTGGTCGTTATCCATGGGGATCTGGTGAAAATCCATATCAGCATAGTGGAGATTTTCTGAGTCGAGTGGATGAACTGAAAAGTCAGGGCATGAGTGATACTGAGATTGCGAAAGCTATGGGATTAACCACCACGCAATACCGTACGCAGAAATCCTTGGCCAAAGATGAACGGCGTGCCCTAGATGTGGCCAGGGCAAAATCTCTTCGAGAAGATGGATTGAGCCTGAACGAGATTGCGAAAGAGATGGGGTTTGCAAATGACTCTTCTGTCCGTTCTCTTTTGAATGAGAATTCTGAGGTCCGTATGAACCAGGCTAAGACAACTGCCGAGTTTATCAAAAAGCAGATTGATGAAAAAGGCATGATCGATGTCGGCGCTGGTGTGGAACGTGAGCTTGGAATTTCTAAGGAGAAACTGAATGAAGCGCTCTACATGCTGGAGATGGAAGGATATCCTGTCTATGGTGGTCGAGTGGATCAGATAACGAATCCAGGAAAGAAAACCACGCTTCGAGTAATTTGTCCTCCTGGAACAGAGCATAAGGAGATTTATGATTTTGAGAATATCAATTCTCTGAAAGACTATGTCTCCCATGACGATGGAGAATCCTTTGATCCCAAATTTGTCTATCCCAAAAGCATGGACTCAAAAAGGCTTCAGATCCGTTATGCAGAGGATGGCGGGGAATTAAAAGATGGTGTTGTTGAAATTCGAAGAGGCGTTGATGATCTGTCTCTTGGAGAATCCCACTATGCTCAGGTTCGAATTCTGGTTGATGGAACACACTACATCAAAGGAATGGCCGTTTACTCAGATGACCTTCCCGATGGCGTGGATGTTATGTTCAACACCAATAAGAAAAAAGGGACTCCAAAGATGGATGTTCTGAAGCCAATCAAAGACGATCCCGATAATCCGTTTGGTTCTTTAATCAAAGAAGGAATCAACGACCCGGATAATCCAACGACTGAAAGAGGGGGACAGAGTTATTACTATGATAAAAATGGTAAGAAACAGCTTTCCCTTATCAACAAACGTGCGGAAGAAGGGGATTGGGGAGAATGGGCCGATAAGCTTCCATCCCAATTTCTGTCAAAGCAGAGCAGAACATTGATAAAGAAGCAGTTGAATTTAGCAGCAGCAGATAAGCAGTCTGAATTTGATGAGATTTGTTCTCTTACAAATCCAACAGTGAAAAAGGTTCTTTTGAAATCTTTTGCTGATGACTGCGACGCGGCCGCTGTTCATTTACAGGCAGCCGCTCTTCCCAGACAGAAGTATCAAGTCATTCTTCCATTGACATCTATCAAAGACAATGAGGTCTATGCTCCGAACTACAAGAATGGAGAAACAGTAGCTCTTGTACGGTATCCGCATGGCGGAACTTTCGAGATTCCTATCCTAACTGTTAATAATAAACAGCCAGAAGGAAGAAGAGTTCTTGGAAATACACCGGCAGACGCTATTGGCATCAATAAAAAGGTGGCCGACCGTCTTTCTGGAGCTGACTTCGACGGCGATACTGTCATGGTAATTCCGTGTAATTCTTCTAATAGCAGAGTGAAGATTACTTCCACTCCGCAATTAAAGGGATTGGAAGGATTTGATCCTAAGATGTCTTATGGAACTGTTAAAAAAGGTGACGATTACTATAACAGCAGCGGTCAGAAGATTAAGATTATGAAGAATACCCAGACAGAAATGGGTAAGATTTCAAACTTAATTACTGATATGACATTGAAAGGCGCTACTCAGGACGAGCTTGCAAGAGCCGTACGTCATAGTATGGTCGTCATTGATGCAGAGAAGCATAAGCTGGACTACAAAAAGAGCGAACAGGATAATGGCATCACTGCTTTGAAGAAGAAGTACCAGGCCCACGAGGACGATGATGGTTACGGCGGAGCTTCTACTCTGATTTCTCGTGCCAAGTCTGAGACTTCTGTGCTGAAGAGGAAAGGAAGCCCGATTATTGACAAGGAAACCGGAGAACAAAGCTGGAAGAGCGTCAGGGAGGAGTACGTAGATAAGAACGGAAAGACCCAGGTACGAACTCAAAAGAGTACCAAGATGGCAGAAACCAGGGATGCCCGTACTTTATCTTCTGGAACACCGCAGGAAGAGGCGTATGCAGACTATGCGAATACCATGAAGTCCCTGGCTAATCAGGCCCGTAGGGAGATGGTTAATACTGGAAAGATAGCCTACTCCGCTTCAGCAAAACAGACCTACCAGACAGAGGTTGATTCTCTTATGGCCAAGCTTAATGTGGCTTTAAAGAACGCCCCCCGCGAGCGTCAGGCACAGACCATAGCAAATTCTATTGTGGCTGCCAAGAAGAAAGACAATCCCGATATGACAAAGGCCGAAATCAAGAAGGCTAATCAACAGGCTCTTACTGCGGCCCGTACTGCTGTTGGTGCCAAGAGAACCCCTGTCGAGATTACAGATCGTGAATGGGAAGCGATTCAGGCTGGCGCTATCAGCGAGAACAAGCTTACCCAGATTCTCAACAATACAAACATAGATACAGTCAGACAGAGAGCTACCCCTCGTGCAACAACAACCCTTAGCTCTGCCAAAGTGAATCGTATTGCGGCGCTGAATGCTTCTGGCTATAGCACTGCTGAGATAGCAGCAGCTTTAGGCGTTTCCAGTTCCACTGTGTCGAAGTATCTGAATGGAAAGGAGTGAACAAAGTAAATGGCGAAGAAGTGTATGCTTACAACCATTGACAATCCTTTCGATCCATTTGAACAGTTCACTTCATGGTTACTGTTTGATGAGGAAAAAGGTTATCATTCATGTTCGTATCTTGGTAGAATTGCCAGAACCTCGGACCAACTCTCTGATGAAGAGAATGACTTGGAAGTTGAACGAGCAATTGATGAGATCGTAAAATACGATTTCCGAAACATTTACAAAAAAGTTACGCGAGATGCGGTGGCTGTCTAGGTATCAGATGGTATAGGGGGGGGGTAGCAAAAATCGCACCCCCTCCGTCATCGCGGCGGTCTTTGAAAATTCCCCGGGGGTATTTTTCGGAGAATGTTTTTACCTTCCGGCAGTATTTAACAGAGCTCATAAGGTTGACTAAGTAATAAGCTGTGGTTCTTTTTACTCTTTTTCTCCTTTCGGTAAAAAAGTTACAGTCATCCTTGTGGGTTCTTTTAAATACTGCCGGAAAACTTTTATGAAACTATTGAAAAACAGATGGGAAGGAGGCAGTAAATGGCTAGAAAAGCAAAGGGTTCTGAATCAACTGGCTCTTCCAAGAAGATTCGTCCTGCTTTGACTCCGGAAGCAAGGGAGCTTCAGATGATTTCTCTGGCCGTTGACTTGGTTGAAAAGCAATTGCTGGAAGGGACTGCTTCTTCTCAGGTCATTACTCACTATCT